AGATTAAAGTTTTCTTGGTCAAAATCCTGTACTGCGTCGGGTACCTTTAAATTTTCAACCCTTGCGCTTAATCCATCCGTAGAAATAACATTTGAAGCACTTACCGCACTAACTTCATTAGAAAAAGACAATATTGAATGTTTGGCAAGTGAACCGCTGAAGCTGTCTATCTTTTCCCACCTGAAAGGAAGGTCTACATTCTGTGTATGTTTAAACAACCAAATTGATTTCTCGAAAAAGATAACAAGTTCATCGTTAAGAAACGCACCGCCATTTATAAATTCAGATGTAGGAGCATCCACAAATCCATCATTAGTAAAGTCTATGCCTCCTGCGGTTGCCCACCTCGCTCTTTGTGCATGAAGCGTTCCGTCTTCTGTCGTACGAAAACACACAAGATGGTCTTTGTATGCAAACACCAGCAGGCAGGTAAGTGTAATATTCCCTGCGCCCAGATTTACAGTCGGCTTTGAAAGACTTGTTCCGTTATAAGAATCAATAACATCGCTGTTATTAGTAAAGTAAAGCGTCCCTGCCCAGTTCGCCCAATGAAAAAACTGACTCGTACTTCCAGAAAATCTATCTGCCTTTGGTATATCATCAAGCCCAGAGGTTTGAACATTCCACTTCGCAACTCTCTGGGTATCAAAGACGAGAAGGTTTGACCCCCCTACAGGTGTAATGTGATTTGCTATACCCATTATAGCATTGCCGTCAACAAAGCTATAACTTACCTGAACTGCACCAGTTGGTGCTGCGTCCCACTCAAGAGCAATTGCGCCTGTTGTATAATTTATTGTGCTTGTCGTGCCGTCCCCAGTAAACCCACCCTCACCATCATCCGTAAGTGTTTGAGGTCCTCCGCCAGAATCTGTAATAACCACAGTTCCAACTACTCCCGAGCGGACAGGGAGATTTGAAAGAGTGTGAGATGCTGACTGGCTGGTGTCAGCTATGTTTTCGGCAGATACAAAATGAGCCATTTCTGCCCACTGGCTATATCCGAGTCTTTTCTGCAGAACGCCATTTTTTATAAACCCGTTCTGGAGAGACTCAAATGCATCCTCTGGAACAAGCCAAGGCTCCCTTACATTTACCTGACCACTTTTAAAATCACTTATAGGAAAAGCTTCATAGCCTACTACCACTGACTACCTCCTGTTTTAATCAACTTCAAATTAGACAAGGTATGGAATCCATTTGCAATTTCATTCTGAACTCCAGAAACCTGCTCGGTTGTTCTATTGGCAGCATTTACAGTCATCATTAATAACTTGGGCATTAACACATGACCACACGCCTTCTCGACTTTAAACTCTTTAGAGTCATTGGTCATAGTTATTTCCATCCAATGAGGACATCCTTTTTCGTCATTAGATTGCGGACATTTATGACACTTGTTTGCGTTTTTATAATTCATAATTAATCTTTAGTACAGCTTATCACTCCCACCCATGCAGGTCTCCACGAACTTCCCAGAGTCATATTGTGAGTATGCGAGCCACCTCCACCAGTAGAACTTGTTGTATGGGCAGAGGTTTTTACACTAGCACCAGAGCCACCCGCCCCTGTTTCACTGCCTGAGCCAGAAAACGAACCAGTATGAGTATGGGCTGGCATTTCCGATGTCGTCAGTGTATGCCCATCTACCGATACACCTGATATAGTCCAGCTGCCACCTGTGGTTGCGCCATTGCCTTCCGTGCTTTGATTGATAAAAACCGTATCGTTATTTTCAGAGACAAATGTCCAGCCCGTAGGCGCAGAATTCTGAACAAACAACATCTTTGTTCCAGATGGAAAAGCCTCAGCTATTTCAGTAACCGTACCGCTGCTTGCAAGCCTGAAATATAATTTATCCGCATTATTATAAAGCCCTATTACGCTTGCAGGTGTAGCTGGATTCCCTGCCTGATCCTGAAGCTCCACTACAGTGTGTTCACCAGCATCACCTCCTAAAGTACCAGCAAAGTTATGATTTCTCGCAAGGGCATCTTCAAGTGCTGCCCAGTTAGCCCTTATTTCCTCATCACTGAGCCTTATTTTTTGACTTCCCGCAGGTTTTGCTGCATCCCATGTCATAATTTATTCCTTTAAAAATTAGGTGTTGCCGAACGACCAATTTCAGAGGCAATATCCTTTCTAAAAATCAAAGACATATAAACTTCAAGTACCCTTGCTCTACTCGCTGCCTGTTCGTCTTCTCCCCTGTCCATGTGAATGTCTACCGATGCTCCATACGCAATTGCAGGACCGTACAACTGGTCAACGGGCTCATCACTAACTGCAGACAATGAAGTCGGTCTATCTATCTTCGGAGCCTCAAACGTATAGTTTGAACCGCTATTGTTATCTGGAAGAGGTCTGAGCCAGAGCTTCCGTTCAAAGATCGCTGCTTCCTGTGGCTTTGACTGTGTAGTGTCACTCGGAGGATACTTCCTGATGAAGTTGGTAAAATCATGATTTAACGTAATGTTCTCACTGTCAAATATGATTGGTTCCCTGATACCAAACACATCAGCTCCAAATGCATACTCTCCCGTACCAGCCGTAGTCGTACCAGTGAATCCCGCAGAGCCGTCAAACTTGTCAAACTCCGTCGCATGAGTCTGCAACGGCAATACGTTCCTGTAATAATTATCTATGTAATTATCGAGGTCGCTGTTTGACAATTGACCCGTTGAAGGCGTACCAGTAAGCTTTCTCACCTTTGCCCTTATAGCTGTCAAGTCCCATGTCTGTGCCATTAACTACTCCGTTTAAAGATCGTCGTCCGAAGATTTATCCTCTTCTTTCTTAGAGTCTTTCTCCTCAACCTTCTTCACTTCAATACTCTTTTTCAGGTCTTTGTTTTCACCCTTTGCTTTGTTAAGCGAAAATGCCAGATCTTTGTTCTGTTCTATTACCTCGTCGAGCTTCTTCATAAGATTAGTATTGTCATTCACCAGCTCCTGCTGTTTTTGTGCCGACAAAACGTCTGCAGATGCCTTCGGAGCCTTTGTAGTCTCACTGAGCATTGCAGGTGAAATCTTGCAATTCAACTTCTCTCTCAGGTGTTCATAAACAGGATCCTTGTCGTCTATAACCGTAGAGAGAACGAACCTGTACTTCTTGCCCGTCTGCATCGACCTGTACTGACCACTGTCTGGAAAGTTCGGATCGGGCACGTTGTTGTATACTGGATAATACAATCCAGCGATATGGTTCCTCAGTCTCTCGGGCAGGTTATAACACAACCCGTCTTTTAAAACATAGCTGCGGATCTCATTTGATATCGGAGCCCCAGCACTGAATTCAAGAGGAACCTTTGCGGACTCCATATTCTGAAATCTCACAACCATAAAGTTCGTGTCCTCTGGTATAGGCTTTTTCACTGTCGTCACTGAAGAATACTTTGCCTTTACTGTCGTCTTTCCTTTTTCCGCAACTGCTTCCATTTTTTCGTCTCCTTCTAAAATTTGCCAAGTTTATAAATCCCAGCACAGGGAGAGTATGTTCATCTCCCTGCACCAGAAATTAAGCTTTAAGCTTCAAACTGTGTTCCGAATGCTGCAAAGTGAAGTACGTCACTTGTTGCCGTGATAAAGTTAGAAGGAATTGTAAATCCCTTAAAACCACTTCTTGTTACCAACGCACCTGCTGCGAACTTCGTGGCAGAGGTATCGGCAGCAGCTACACGGAATGCCGAATCAACTGTCAGGGAAGAGTCACTTGCAATTGCAGTTACCCTTCTCTTTTCCGACCCGACTTCAATGATGTCTCCAGCTGAAAGTTCAGTGGAATACACTGCGCCTCCTGTTCCCGCCAGAGTTGCTGATCCTGCAGTAGATGTTGACGTACCCGTTAAGGTAGACGAAGCGGCAGCCGTAGACCCTGTATTGTAATCTGAGAGACCGTTGGTGGTCTCGTCAACAAGGTTTACATTATCACTGCCACCATCGTTATCCAAGCGGACAATCTTGGCAGACTGTGCAGCAGCCATCCCCCCGAACCGAATCAGAAGACCGTCTTCACCATCTGCAACGTCTTCATTGAAAATTATTACGAGTTCTGGTATGAACCCGCAATCTACATTCTTACCGTCACTGGCTTCTGTTGCTGTAGCGGTAATCTTGCCTGACTTCATTTGGACTAAGCCCATTGTTTAACTCCCATCTAAAAGGTTACCTATTGGCTATATAATTTACATCTTGAAACTGTTTACGCCTTTGAGACCTGAAGGATATGCATGAAACTATCGTTCAGGATTCTCGATACATACGCAAACTTCCAGCCAGAAGTTGCTCTCTGGTTTAAAGGATCATCACCATCACCGAAGTTCTTGACGATGTTCTTGAGAGTTCCTCCTGTAATAGAAGTAATAGCATAAGCATTTCTGCCGATGATATTAAGGTTGTATGTATTAGGTGATCCAGAAGTCTTCTCGGCATTGGTTGAGTACACCCACCTTACATTGCCAGTTGAACCCCACTCCGATTCCAGTACAGTACTCTGTGCTGGGTACTTCGCAGTTGGAATAAACTCCTGTACGTCTTCGAGATCGGGAGTGATGATATCACTGTGCATAGTACCCCAGAACGCTGCTCGTACTGGAGTGGTTCCGACCCCACGGCTTGCAGTTACAACAGATCTCAACATCTTCGCCTTGTTGCCGAGCAGCGTCTGCACGACGGTCTGGATGTCAGTCTTGTTGATTTCTGTCGGAGTGCTGCCGTTTGCACCCTGAGTCGCCTGTGTAAGGGATGCCGTTGCAGACAGCATATCCTTTGTAAGCTCGTCTCGGGTCTCACCAGCCTGTTCACCCAGAAGCTCTGCTTCAACGGTAAGGACTGGGTCTTCGACTGTCAAGTCGATGACATCGGTTATAGTAACGAAGTCACCATAGAAGGCTATAGTTGCCGTCAAGTCAGTCTTCGCAAGCTTCTGACCGTTAGGAGTCTGACCTTCTGTTAAAGGCGTAGTAGCTGTTGTCAGCGCACTGTACCGCCTGAACTTAATGATATTACCGCTCTTGGCGGGAATATCCCTTTGTTCCGCAAACATATCATGAATGAGGAACGGTAATGCACGTTCCAGCAGTATCCTGTCATAATATGTGGATACCGCTGGATCCACTTCTGATGTCGTAGTAATCGCCACTGTTAGTCTCCTTGTTCATACTCATTGAGCTGCCTTGCGCTTCACTGCTTCGACTCGTTTATTGAAGTCCGCCTGTGATTCATTGGCTATAACCCTTGCCAGATCCGTGTCGTCCGCAGCACCTCCCGTAGCATTCACTGACGCAGGAGTTTTTGCGTTCTTTTGAATCTTATTCCTGACCTTGTTCGTAGTTGTTCTTTTTACATAAGCTGGGTCAAGTGTTGCAATGTTATAAGCCAGTAAAGGTCTGAACCTTTCAGAGGCTTCAGACAGAGCCTGCTTCATCTGTGGTTGAGCTTCGAGTACATTTATTAAATTAGTATTAATAACATCATCGTAGTCTGGATACTGTGCCTTTACCTGTAGCAAAGCGGTTTCTGTTGAGTTCTGCGCTCCTATAGCAGAGAGTTGCTGTTCAAACTTGTTCTCTATCTTACCAACGATATCTCTCAGCTCCCTCCCCGTGATTACGGTGTCATCAGTTACGTCACCCATATCTTTTGGCGACGTTCCATCATTGTCCGTAGCACGAAAAGCCTTAATGGTATCGTTCATAATCTGGAGATTCTGTTCGGCATTCTGCCTTATCATCCTCTCGCTTTTGAGCGCAGAGAGGGGAACCATCTCCTCTTTTGGCTCCGCAGGGTCCCGACCTGCAGCAGGATCCTTCTGGTTGCCGTTTGCATCCTCTGGATCCTCAACTGGGTCAGCCACCGCAGCACCTGTGTCTTCACCACCATCAGTAAAATGCAGCTCACTATCATCAACTACTTCTTCAAACTCTTTCATAGCTTTATCCTTTTTAAAAAAGGTTTTTGTTGCCGTAGGCGGCACGGCTTTCTTACGCCCTTTGATTTACAACAATGCCCTTCGTCAAGGGTCTTGCATAATCTATAGCAGTAAAAAAACACAGGAATTGGAAGTACGGGCTCCCGCAAGCCTGTGCCTTTTTACTGCCTATCCTATGATCACGGAGGTGAACAATAGGTTACTTCTTTTTTTTCCGTTTAAGAGCCAACGTCCTGAGGTAGCGTCGTTGTTTCCTGCTGAACATCTTATTATCAACAAGCCCTTCCCTTCTTTTTACGGAAGGGGACTCAATCGCTTTAAAATTCATCATTTATTCGGAGCTTTCCCCATGTGAAAAATTTCATCGGAAAAATCACCAACTTTGTTTATGGTCATGTCTGGCTGCATAACATCTCTCGGAAACACCCAGATCCTCACCAGCTCCCCCTTGTTGTTGTCAACATGGTAGAGTATCGTCCCTATCATCGGAACCTTGGGCTTATCTTTTTCCTTGAGCAGTATAATTTTATTGTTAATTACGTCGGAATTCCAATTATCTACCTGCGCTGCTATAAGAATGTAATAGTTTGGATCGCTTTTCTTTCTGTTAACGACCTTTTCCATCGACTTCTGCAGGTCAAGGGTCATCTCGTTTCGTGCTTCGTGAAAGGTCAGCATACATTCTCCTTCTTAACGGTAAACCCCCTGTTCCCAGTCATGTCTGGGTATACCCTGACATTACCTTTAGCCCTTGCAATCATTGACTGCATCAACAGCCCTATGCCTCCATGTGATATAGTTTCAACCCTTGCAGAATTATGTTCTTTGATTACATCAGGTATAGTATCTGAAATATTTCTCAGAGTTCCAAATTTGTCAAAATACTTTTTCATCTCTGTGTCACTAATTGTTTCTGTTCTTCTGGCTTCGTTATTTCATCGATTTCCTTTGCAATAGACATCGCAGTTGCAACCTTGTTTATTTCGATCTCCGAAGCAGCCTTAATTCCGAGTATCTCATTAAGATTAGCCTTCGATTTATTGACTTCAACAGTACTGGCATCTTTAAATGCCTTTGCCTTTGTTGATTCTATCGCTGCCTGATTTACCTGATCCTGAATCTGCTGCGACTGCGTAGCCATTTTTGCCTGACCTTCTACTATCTTTGCCAGTTCGTCCTTCCTCTCAAGGTTGGATGCCTGTATAATTGCAGAGTCTGGAATTTTAACTCCAGCCCTCTTCATGCCAAGCAACTGCATGAAGTGCATCTGTTTCTGCGAGTCCGTCAACAAGCCTTCTGTAACTTCCACGTCATGCCGTGAGAGATCAGGGTCAAAGAACTGTGCAGATGGCTGTCTGTTCGTAATCCTGTGTATCTTTTCCGCATCCCAGTTTTTTCTCACTATCGCCATTGTGATTCTTCCGAGCAATTCCTTGGACGTACTATAGTTATCAAAGAGATCCTGCAAAGTCGTAAGT